AATTCAAACTTATCTGGTGTTAGTACTTCATATGAACCATCTGATCTAATTAGAGTATATCTTTCCTCATCAAATGGTAAAAATGTTTCATTTTCTCCAGCACTAATTGCACTAGAAAATTCACCACCAACGATTTGTACGGAATAATTCTTTCTTACTGTTATTGAAGAATTATCTAAATTTATTGATGAAATATTTGGTTTTGGTAATATTGTATATAAAGTATTATCTGATGATGAATCTAGTTTCGTAGTAATAACTTTAAAATCTGATACTGAAAGTTGAGCAGCAGGTAATTGTCCCTGACAAATACCACTAACAGTAGTTACTCCTACAATGTTTACACTTTCAGCATTAATTTTTGAAACTTTTGCAACAACAGGTACGGTATAATTTGGATCAGTATATTGTACTAGATCATTAATTTTTATAGTAGTATTTGGGAAACTTTGATTTGTTGTTGTTACAGTACTTACTCCAGCAAAGACAGGAGAAATAGTTGCAGATCCAATTACTAGAGAATCTGACTGTATAATATCTGCTGTAAATGTACTTCCAGAACCAACAATTCCATAAACTGATTTTACGTTTGATAAACCGTATGAAGTTACTGCTGTAGAAACTCTAGTATTCTGGACACCATTAAAGACGAATGATTCATTTGGAACAAACTCGCCATTCTTTTGATAGACTGAAAATGTTTTTGCGTTTGAGACTGAATCTTTTAAAAATGCTGTAGCACCGCTTCTCTTTCCTTTGACAAAACAAGGAACTGATAAAGTTATTGGTTCATTTAGAGTAATTTCACTAGTTGTTTGAATATCATATAAGGATATTTTCCATCTATTTACGTTTGGATTTGCAGAATCATAAGATCCAGAATCTAAATTAAAATCATATACTCTTGCTAGTCCAATTTCCTTTCCTGGTGCAGATATTGAAGAAACACCAACTCTCTCATCTCTTAGACTCAATACATAAGTATTTCCAATTCCAGTTAAAGGTGAACCATAAATTCTGTTTAATAAAAATGTAGATCCTGTGTTAAAACTTATTGCCTGATCATTAACAGTGCCAGTTGTTCTTGGTTTGGGTACATCTAAAAAGTTTGTACTTATGGTCTCTACTTCATAACCACGAACAAAAGCTTTTCCTGGTGATATTTGATATAGTGCAAGATCATCACTTGGTACTGAACCACCATATGTTAGTTTATTTGGTGGAAATACTCCTCTATTTCCTATCTTATTATCTAAAGATTCTTTTACTGCAACGTTAAATGGAGATACTGAATAATCACCAGATTCTGCAAATGTTCTTCTTGCAAATTCGTCTGCAATTAGACTATAATCAGTGTTTATTTTCTTAGTTCTTAATGTTCCGTCTTGAATTGTTGCCAATTCTACGAAATTATTATCGTTAAAATCATCTAGCGGTTTTTTTGCTAGTGATACAGTAATTTTTAATCTATCAGCACCTGGAGCGGCATAATTATTGAAACCATTTGAGTTATCATTTAGAGTTTCATCAATATCTGAATTTATTACCTGCTCATTGACTGCTAATCCAACTCTATAACTAGGTGAATTGTTATATTGATCTAGTAATAAAATTTCTTTATTTACAGATACAAATCTACCTCTAATGAAATAAACACCATCACCAATACTAAATGAAGATCCAGTTGCTGTTGAATTTAAACTCAGTGTTGATGCAAATGGTTCTCCTGCTGTTATTACTATACTTCCGAATTCTTCAGTTCTAATATCTTCTGCACATGTTAAAAGTTCACCATCAACAAAAGTTGCTGATGAATTATCCTGTGAACTTGAATTTAGGTATTGAATATAAAGGGTTAAATTACCTCTTTCTGATTCCGATGATAACAGAACTCTATCAACAATTGCAGAAACATCTGAAGTTAGTCCAGTTATTTTTTTACCAACCAAAGAGTTGGCATATGTTTCAACTGGAACACCTAGATAAGTGTTTTGTAATTGAACTGCATAATAAAAAGAGTTATATCCAGTGTTTCCTGGAATAACTTTAGCACCTTCCTTGAAAAAATGTTGACCAAATCTTTCAATCTGACCTTGTAATATTGATTGTAGAGTAGTTAACTCTCTAGCTTGTACAGGATACCCAGGTTTAAACAAGACCTGATAATAATCTTTATCTTTTGCACCCGTTTCTGGCGCATTAAAATCATCAAAATAAGGTGAAACGTTAAGATTTGTTACCTGTGACATAGTTGATTAGAATTGCAATATTACTTTAATGTCTTCCTTTTGATTGGACGAACGAGTTATGGAAGGTCTGTTATCAACGTAAATTATATTACCGGAATACTTTTTAACTTCAGGATTTGATAATCCTTTATTAAATGACTGACCTAGGTAATATGTTCTATTATTTATTACGGTGGAAACACCTGGATTTGATTCGGAACCAAAGGAAGTATCAATTCCTAAAGAAATTGTTCCTCCATTAATTATCAAACTTCCACCTGCTGATGGGTTGCTTGTAAACTTATTTAAGTTGTAACCATACAGTGGATTTGTTACTCCAATTCCAGCACCAGGTACTGTTGTAAATCCAGCAACGGTTCTATCTTGCCAATACTTTAAAACAGAAGTTACAGGATCATAACTGACAACTTTTCCTGCAGCGGTTAGTCCAGTTCCAATTGTTTGTGTTATAATAGTGTCTGGAGTAAATGTTGCTGCACTATAACCAGATCCAACAAGTTTTATTGCATAAACAGCACTTGCTTTATCAATATCTAAATTTTGATTAGAATTATAAGCTTTTGGATTTTGTATTATTCCTACCCTTGCAATTTGGTTTCCAGTAATAAAATCTGGGTTTTCTACATCATTCTCAATTCTTGCATAGAGAAGTGCATTATATGCACCTAATTCTCTGTATATGTCATAACCATGACCTCCTTGTGGAGGAACAATTACATCAAATCTTGGAGTAGTTGATCCTAGTGGTACGTTACCAGCTGCTAAGTCAACATTTCCGTATGTATATCCAGATCCTTGCTTAGAAACAGTAATAGATTCAACTCTTTGGTCATTATTAATTGTAATGGTACACTCAGCACCCTCACCATCACCTTTAATTGGTACTCTAGTGTAAGTTCTGTTAGCGGTTCCTACACCAATTCCTCTGTTAGTTATGGTAACAATTTTTATAGATCCATCTACTGCATTATTTCTAACAGGAGCATATTCTGGATTTGTTTCCCAATTTAATGGAACAGGAATAAAGTCAGTAGATTCAAATTTTGAAATTTCAGATGGTTTTATTGTGTAAAGATATTTCCAGATATAACCATCACCGCTAGATCCAGCAGCTCTTGGTTCCAAGTCTGTAAAAGTTGGTTCATCTAATGATGGTCTTCCCGATGGAGTTTCGGGAGTAGTTCCATTCTGTAGACAAATATAGACTCTGTAATCACTATTAATTACATAATAATTTGCTCTGTATAATGAGGTTGCTCCAGAGGACTTTGCTCTGTTTGAAGCACTATAATCGTGGCGATACATGTCATATGTAACACCAGATCGCCAGAAATTTTTTCTGACAACCAATCTGGCATTATTGGTATCTATCTTTTTTAATGCTATAATAGTATCCCAATAATTATTTTCCTCATCAAAATTATCTACAGGTGATGGAGGATTTAAATCCCAATCAGACTGAATAATAGTTGGATTAGGTAATCCAATAAAAGAATAGTAAGAATTTGATGAAGTGACTACTCCAGCAATAAAATTCTTAGCATTTAATATTCTAATTTGATCAGTTATAATTGCTGCCATTTTACAGAGTTTTTTATCTATTTATTAGTTAAACTACAATCGTAGTTAAAGATCCATTATCAGCAACAATCAATCTATATGAGGTTCCATTTGATGATGTTAAAATCAAACCACTTGATGTATCAATACCAACTTTTAAATCACCAAATACGGTAAGTTTTGATGTTGGATTGGTAGTTCCTATTCCAACATTTTTTGAAGTGTAAATGCCAACGGAATTAGTTGACCAGGTTCCACCAATAGCGGTCAAATTGTTTCCATCACCAAAATGTTGGTAAATTTCATTAAAGTTGCTGTTAATTTTGACAGCACCTGTTAAAAGATTGTCGCCATTATTATCATTAGGTAATATTCCTGTGCTTAATCCTAATTTTGACATTTTTCGGATGGTTTAAAAGTATTTATTAGACAATATAATTT